ATCTTAATAAATTAAAAACGTTTAACCTAGAAAGAACCAAGGAAGAAATGGATTGGGCAGTGACTAACAACATTCATTGGTTGTTTGTTATTGATCCGAACGCAGGCATATTAAAAGAACGTGACGTTGAGATCGCATGGATGGCTAGACGTGCTATTGAGGATCCTGTGAGTAAAATTCGTAGAGTCACATTTAATCATGCCAAGAATCTCAATGAAGCTTGTTTTGAAATAGAAAAAATAATACAAAAATGGACCTATGGATTGGAAATGGCTGTGCAAAGTATGAACGTGCCTACTCTAGAAGCCAGCAAAAGAAATAACATGGGAATGAATAATCTAGAACGTGCCTATGCCCTGTGTCAAAAGCACGGTATAAGATACTATACCGAACTGGTATTAGGTCTTCCTTTGGAAACCAAAGAAACATTTATCAACGGGCTTTTCACTATCATGAAACTAGGGCAACATGATTCTGTAAAAACCTACCCATGCACGGTTATTCCCAATTCAGAAATGGCCAGTGAAGAATATCAAACCCGTTACGGGATAAAGTTAATACACCCACGAGACATGTACAGATCTAAAGAAGAAAGAATATGGGACGATGAAGATCACAGCTGGGAAGACATCGCTATGGTTAGTGCTACAAATACCATGAGCAGTCAAGACATGGCAGATACATTAGCCTATCATTGGATGTTGGCACAGTTTCATTATTCTGGTATTACCCAGTTAACTTCTAAATATCTATATCACATGCATAACATAGAATATAGAGATTTTTATGACCGACTATATCAATATCTCAAACAAGATACCCTAGGCAAAGCATTGATAGATTCTGTTGAAGAAATCTTGACAAATTATTTTACACATGGTGAAGTTCCTAATCAAGAGAAATATCATAATGTGGTTGCATTAACTCTGCCCGAAACATACAAATTAAACTATATCATAGAGAACAAGAAACATTTTATTGGCTTAGGTTTTACTGTAGGAGAAAGTTTTAGAGAAATAGAACAGAGTATTGTAGACTTACAGACAGCATTAATGAAAGACGATAGTCAAACTTATCCTCACAAGATCTATTCTATTATAGATGTTGATAGATGGGTTTATGAATTCAGTGAATATGAGATACACAAACACGACCCAGTGAGTCACATGCATGATCAAATGTATACTAAATTTCTTATGAAAACTGATATTGTTAATATTAACAATCCATACCAACACCAAGACGTTGAAGATACGTATGATGGGAACAAAATTGCTGCACACGCAACTATTCCTATTATCCCTATTGTCAGCACAACAGCAGACGGAAGAATTTTATGAACTTAATTGGTTTTAATAATTCTAACATAAACAGAATGTTAGACTCTATTGCAGGAAAACATCTGCTGCCTACTGTGTCCTTGTGTCATCATTGTCACAGGCATATTCCAGCATGGCGATATGAAAAAAACAACAAAGTCTACATGGTAAAGAGTTGTGCTATTCACGGCATTAGCCATCACCTGATCGAAAATGATTATGAGTTCTACTCGGGGCTGTACTATACACAAGATAATCCCAAATACAATATGAATGGCGGAGTGCTTATAGAAGGCAGCGATAGATGCAATCTAGAATGTCCTCACTGTTATCATTTGCCAGACAATGAAGTCAAAGATCCGTCTATTGAAGAATTGATTAGACAAGTGCTAACTATGCCATTGGGTGATCCGGACGGTGTACATCGTATCATACTTGCTGGGGCAGAGAGTACTCTCAGACGAGATTTTCCAGAAACTGTGGCTGCTATACGAGGGCTTCACCCAGATATTCATGTTAGTGTACTAACCAACGGCATTAGATTCAACGACAGCGATTTCTGTAGACGTAGTGTAGAAGCCGGACTGCATGCTGCCAACATAGGACTAAATCATCCTGACTATATCAACAATGAAACTGTGAGAAGAAAACAAATCACTGCCATAGAAAACATGATGAAGGAAGATGTTTCTATAGGATATATCGGATACACCATGGTAGGATTCCACGAACTAGATTACATACTAAATGAAATTTGGACCAATGATTGGACTCCTAAGACTTTCAGAATCAGACTAGGAGCCGAGATTGGTAGAAATGCTACCACTGAAGTCTCCACAGTCAGTGATTTATACAATGCCGTTGAGCAATGGTGCCACGTTCGAGAAATACCTTTTAATAGAATCATCGAAGCAGACAACAACATATATCATGTGATGGTCGAGATGGGAGATAAATGTTTGCGTTTGATCAACTGGTGTGATGAAACCAACATCGACATGGAAGAATTGCGTAGTGGTCCGTGGTGCAACTTTGTACCTGACGGCATTACAAATTTTCTACATCAGGTTATCCGCCGAGACATATGGAAAAACAAAAGCATACCATTACCCGATGCGCCGCCTCAGCGATACTTGTTAGCCAGACACCCTACAAAAGATCCTCTGGATCTTCTTAATCTACTTTAATTGCTTGCCGATTATCATAAATCGAGTATACAAAGGTAATTCAAGTTCACCTGCCCAATATATTTCTTCTAAATGACATTGTTCTTTAAACTGTTCTAGAGTGTTGGCAGTACGAACGTGTTCCGGAATATCATAGTTGTTGCTTTGTAGTATCAATAAACTACTATAAGGCATACCACTTAACCATAGATCGTATTGGTCTTGTGTGATATGTTCACAGCTGGTATTGATAACAACGTCGGCATCGCTGCGTATTTCACACATGTCTGCGGTAACTGCATGAAACTTTCCTACCATTTCTTCAATCTTGTTCATGTTAATGGCAATAGGTTTGCAGATAGGATCAATGTCAATGCTACGAATGTTAAGTATCGGAACATCGCTTTGAAATAGCATACTGGCTAACACACCTACCCACCCACCGTGAATGTCCACTGTAACAAATTTCTTTACATGGGTACGAAGATTTGTAATCAACCACTCTTTACTTTTAAGCTGGCCTGACCAGAATGCATCCATGGTCCGCATGGGATCTGGACTTTGACGGATAGCCTGCATCCAATGATGTAAATGTTCAGTGTTTATTTGCATTTAGGTATTTTGCTATCTGCTGAACTTACACAACTTTCTGTAATACACGATCGAGATTGAGAAAATAATTTAAAACCCTCGGTTAAGGTGCCTAATGGTGCATCATGACAACTATAACTCCTCTTAACTTCATTACCTCTTATTATAACACTTTGATAACCGGCATTGCAATTCCAATCTTTAAATTTATTAAAACCAAATGCATTAAATCGTTCTGCTTGATCAAATAGATACTCCTTTCCATCTACATCATACAAGGCTATTTGATAAGTGTCTTCACCATTTGCACGTTGTGGAAATCCTGTCTGCATCTTGTGTATCATATCTTCTGTATAACCGTCCACAACCGCACTCGCCGTGGGATTGCTTTGAGGCTTTAGTGTTACATTGATTCCGCGAGCATGAAAACGTTCCATACGAGCATACAACTCATCAAACTTTTCTGGCACCATTACTTGATTGATAGTAACGTGTACTAGTTCATATTGTAACTGTAAACACTTGTCGCCGAACTCTTGCTCCTTGGCAAACTCATCATGAAAACTGGCAGTGATACTTCTGCGTTGCAACAATGCTGTATTGGCACACCAAGTGTTCCACCATTTGCTTCCCGGCGACAAATTGGTAGTCATATGAATACTTTGGTAAGTACTTTCGAGCTCGTCTAGATGTTTTACCAATTCTGGTAATTGTTTATATGCTGTTGGTTCGCCGCCACTGAAACTCCAATGGAATTCATTGAACCCATTTTCACGAGCCTGTCGTTTGATTTCATCTATGGTATTCTTATACACTTCCAGCGGTTGATGATCAATTCGGTCGCTGCGAGCATATGGCCAACAGTATGAACAGTTATAATTACAAAAGCGGCCCAAAATCCAACTGATAGAAAACAGTGGACGGCTCAACATTGTACGTTGTCCAAAACGTACGATATCCCGGAATGGTATCTTTGTGAAGTCTTGCGTCATAATCTGACAGTATTTAACTACAAAAGTCTTGACCTTTTGCGTTTGCGGTTATATACTGTATGAGTGGTCGTGAGTGGAACATGGCATACCTCCGGTCCGTTGTGAAACGCATTTGGGCAAGGGCAACGTCTTAGACATCGCTTTGTAGGTTCGAATCCTACCGACCACACCAATTACTATTATAAGTAGTAGAACATAACTTAAGGAAAACATTATGTCAAACACAGTAGAACAATTAAAAACAGCAATGGAAGAATTCTTGGCAGAAGATGCTAAGTTCGCAGCTGGCAATAACGCAGCAGGTACTCGTGCTCGTAAGGCTCTTCAGGAAGTAGGCAAGGCAGTTAAAGCTCGTCGCAACGAAATCACAGAAGAAAAAAATGCCCGCAAAGAAGCAAAAACAACAGCCTAACTACAACTCAAACACCGTGACTATAGATGGCGGCATCTATGGTGCGGCGTCTGACACCGTGACCATAGATACCAACTATGGTGCGGTGCCTGGTACCACCAACATAGGCGGCAGTATGGGAACTGATACCATCACACTCAATAATACCTTATGGTCTGGTAATTCAATCACATCACCTTATACTATTACTACTACGCCTACCTTCAAGTACTCTAACAGCACAGGTGCTGGTACATACAATTGGAATAATACCACATTGACCAACGGTAGCAGTACAGTTTACATCGATGGAGACGGCCTTAATATGAAGGAAGGTGCGGATATTAAAATTGGTGGTAAGAGTCTAACCGAAGCTATAGCAAAGATTGAAGAACGCTTAGGAATTCTAAAGCCTAATCCAGCACTAGAAGAACGCTGGGAAAAGTTAAAAGAATTGCGTGAGCAATATGTAGAAATGGAACGAGACCTTCTCGAAAAAGAGAAGCTGATGAAGATTTTAAAGGAAGCATAATGAATGTTCGACTGCTCAGTTACAGCCAACCCACACAGGAATTTGAAGACCTTGGCATCGCAGATGCACAGGAACTCATTGCGTATTGCGCCCGTGTCAGCAACCCATCAAACCAACTTAACACAGACACATCAGAAAAACTCATCCGATACTTGGTCAAACACCAACACTGGAGCCCACTCGAAATGGTCTCTGCCTGTATCGAAATTACAACTACAAGAGACATTGCCCGACAAATCTTGCGACACAGAAGTTTCAGTTTCCAAGAATTTTCTCAACGCTATGCTGATCCAACGAAAGATCTCAATTTTGTTACGAGAGAAGCAAGACTACAAGATCCAAAGAACAGACAGAACAGTGTCGAAGTCGAAGATCAACTGTTACAAAACGAATGGTACAGAGCTCAACAACGAGTCATCTACGCTGCTAAACGAGAATACGAATGGGCTATTGCTAACGGCATAGCCAAGGAGCAGGCTCGAGCTGTGCTGCCAGAAGGCCTTACAGAAAGTCGTTTATATATGAATGGCACATTGCGTAGTTGGGTGCATTTTATTGAACTGCGTTCAGCAAACGGCACACAGAAAGAACATCAAGAAGTAGCTGTTGCCTGTGCTAAAGTTATTGCCACAGTATTTCCTCTAGCAGAAAGCCTAGTACAAAATGGATGAACTTAATAAATTCTGCGAAAACTATGAGGTCCGTGTGCTCAACGATTCCAAGCGTAGGGCACGGTACCATCCTCCCCGGTTTTTTACAGATCCGATGCGGGCAGATATAATTCAAAAAGATACAGTCACATACGAAACTGAAAAGGTCTACACAGTAGAAATCCCAGAAGGTAGACTTCGCACCCTAGTCGAAATGGAACGCAGGTTCTTCAACTATGTTGCACATCACGACAAGCCCATTGACATGTTTCAAACACTCATGGACAAAGAACGTGAAGAAGCACATTATAGGTATACCAATCAAGCAGTCCGAAAAGCCTACGAACAATATTCAATCATGCTTAACCTAGCAGGATATCAAAGGAAATTTTAATGGAAAGATTTCAAAAACTAAAAATCATATTCGAAAACGAGATTGGTCGAAAATTAGAAGATCAAGAACTTAACAACACATGGGAAGAACTAGATTTAGATAGCCTCTCTATGATTTCAGTTCTGCGAGATGTAGAGGACGAATTCAAAATTGTTCTTGAATACAATATATTCAAAGATCATAAAATTAACTGCATCAATAACTTAGATGCATACTTGAATAAAATTATATGATTAAAAAATTTATAATATTTGGGTCATGCAACTCGGCAGGGGTTGAATTGTACAGCGATACGAAAATTCCAAATTATGCCGATATGGATCCTATCATGGCTGCTGTTAGGTCGGATTTTTTAGTTTATGCAGATCATGTTCAGAATAAAAAACACAACGAAAATATATCTCATCAAATTGAATTTGAAACTAAAAACTCTTGGGTCAAACAATTATCTAAACATTTTCCAGAAGCTGAAATTATTAACGTATCAGTAGCCCAGAGCAATCTAAAAAACTTTTTAAAAGCTGCTACCTATCTATATCAAAATGATGTGGACAAGGATTCTACCTACATAATCGTCGAGATGACCGAACCAACTGGTTTAACTTTGTGTCAGGATGATGTATTAAAATCTTACGGTAAGCCTCATTTAGAATTTTTCTTAGGTAGCGATGAACAGAAGTTTATGGAGAGCTACCTAGATAAGTATGAAAACGAAAGGTATCGAGCATATCTTGATATTATTAGTTTATATAATTTAATTGGAAATTTAAAATACCAAGGGTTTAATGCTAATTATTTTATTTGGGATAGACAGTTTTGGCAAGACCTAATCGTTGAGACAACCCCTATTAAGATGTTCATGCCATACAGCGATGACACCGATGCACTCAATTCTATGTTCTATGATTTTTTTGAGGGTTCATTGTTAACATCACAACAAGAACAAGAATTAAAAAAAATTAAACTTTATCCGCAAGGCCATTATGTGCCGGTGGCTCACGAGTTGCTAGGTAACTACATTGCTACTAAAATAAAGGAAACATTATGAAATTATGGACATATCTTGATATTCCAAATTGGGAAAATATCAGAGACGAAGTTAATACATGGTTCGCTCAAGAATACCCTAATATAGAAGAAGTAAAAATGCTTACATTTTTACCTAATCAAGTAATATTTAATGCTGTACCTAGTTTCAAACTTTGGCTAGACGAAAACAATATCGAAGTTATAGGGTTTGGCATCTTTACATTTAGGTATACAGAAACAACAGAAAATATTACAGAAAACACATACGGCGGAAATATCGTTCATACCGATCTAGCTAATCCCACAACCTATAGATTTAATATCCCGTTAATGAATACTATTGGTAGTGTCACTGAATTTTTCGATTCACCTATAGAAAAAGCCATCGAAGCAGCCAATGCCAGTGCTACTGAAGACTCTCCAACAAGGATGTGGAAATTTGGTGATGAAGGTCCGTTACTAGATAGCTTTGTCTTAGACCGACCAGCTATACTAAATGTAAAAGTTCCTCACAGGGTGAGAATGACCAACAGACTCCCTAGAATATGTCTTACAGTATGCCCTGCCAACGATGAACAATTATTGAAATTTTTATGATTGGTATTGATATCACAGCCATCGGAAGATTTAAAAGATCCACTGAATCCTTGTCAAAAATTTTATCTACCGATGAACTTTTAGAATATAATAAAGTTAAAAATAAAGTAAACTATTTGGCTGGAAGATGGGCAGCAAAAGAAGCTGTGTTCAAAGCTGCTGGTTTAAATAATGCAATAATACTATCACATTCTAATGGCAGTCCTTATGTTAAAGATCGAGAAGACATTGTGGTTAGTATTAGTCATGAGCGAGCATATGCTGTGGCTGTGGCTGTCCAAAAGACTTAGTTAAAAATTTAGTGTATTGACAGATTTATAGAAAGATAGTATAATTAACTTGTTCAGCAGAATAATCTCAAGGAATAAAAATGCGTAGTCATTATTGGACGATTGGAAAATTTGCAGATTGGCTTCGTGGTACGCCAAAGCTCAAATGTGGCACCAGCGAAGAATGGGATGCTTGGTATGCCAGTTCAGCCAAAGCGCATCCTATCCGTTATTGGATTGCTGAAGAAGGATTGGACCACCTTCAAAAATTTGTCTACTACATTCCGGATAAACTAAATGATGTTCGCTACTATATTAATAACCGCTGGGTTTCTCACAGTCATGCTCTTACCGCACATCCTCGAGACATCAAACCGGGTGCTTGGAGTGATGTCGGCAGTCGCTTTCTTCCTTGCCTGTTCAATGAGCTTGTGGACTTTGTTGAAATAGAACAAGCATGGCATCACTGCATTTGGAGTGATGATGCTAAGACTAAATTTGAAACTCCGTGGTGGCGCAAGGGTTGGCTACGACTACGTACTTGGCGCAGTCCAGAAGCAGGCATGGAATATCTCAAATGGGCCAGTGAACTTACTGTAGGCGAAGATATGGGAGTAGCGCCTGATGGCAAAGGCTACGGCGAACCAACTTATCAAGCCAAGGCCGCTAAGGAAATTATCGAGCTTTACACCTGGTGGACTGTGACTTATCGTGCTCGTCCTGATCCCTATGATGCCAGTGGTTGGACTGCTCACTGTGAAGCTATGCGAGTAAAGTATCCTGGCAGTTTCTTCTCTAGTCTAAACAGCAAGGATGCTGAAGACAAGAAAGCCAGCGACAAGGCTCACAAACTTCTTACCAAGATTGAAAAGGCATATGAAGCAGAAGATGAAGCCATGATGATTCGTCTTATCAAAATTCGCGAAAGCCTTTGGACATGATATGAGCATATCAGATCAACACGAACACTGTATTGAAGATTTGTATGCCAAGTATCTACAGTTCACGGCTGTGATGTTGGAAGAATACAAGGACATAGAGATAGCCGGCATTATGATCACACAGGCGCTCAGCATGTATAGAACTGTGTTATCAGAAGAAGATTATCAACGCATGGTAAAAAGCATATATGAAAGAAGAAATGATGTCAAAACCTTCGACTGAACTCGAGCCACAGACTCCGGCGGAAGGACTACTTAAACGCAACAACTACGGCGATGCAATCACATATCAA